TAATTACGAAGATATAGATAAACAAATCTATACCAAAAATGTTGTTAAAAACTTAGAATCTCTTATTGAGTCTAAACAAAGAATTAGAAAAAATCTTATGACTACAAAAGTAGTTAAAGAGAGTAGGTCCGTTAACTTACCTCTTTCTTCTATGTTAAAAATTGCAACCAATACCTTTAACAAAGAATTTGAAAATTTAAATGAGTCAGAAAAGAAAGAGTTCAAACACTTAACATCATTAAAAGGTGAAAAGTTAACTGAGGAGATTAATAGAGTAAAAAGTTCTGTTTTAGAAAAATTATCAAATAACTTAAACGAGTCTAAAGAATCGGATTTAAAAGAAAAAATTCAAAAGACAATAGATAAAATAAATGAATCTGAAGTTTCTGTTATGTCCTTATATAAGTTAAGTCAGTTAGAAAAGGGTTTATAATGAGAAAATTTTTTATGTCCTTAATGGGGGATGTTGATGGTCAAAAATCGTCAAAAAGATTTATAACCCTCATAGCATTTCTTATGATGTGTGTCGCATTTATTGCCAACATATTTATGGACATACCCTTACAACAATTTGTATGGGATGGAATGATGTATATTGTTTGGGCTGGTTTAGGTTTTACCACATTAGAAAAATTCTCCCGAAGTAGGGGAACCGAAGAATAAAAAAGGGACTCATTCAGAGTCCCTTCTTTTTTTATCTTTATATATTGCTTTCTTTTTTTTCTCTCTGTTTTTTTCAGAGTCTTTAGTGTACTGTTCACCATCTCTTATTTTCTCAAGTTGTTTGGTTTTATAAACCTTAAACTTATATTGTTTAAGAGCCGCCTCTATATTTTTCTTTTTTACTTTTACTATTAGCATAAATTATTTCTCCTTATTATAAATATGACTTTTTTTGACATAAGTATAATATTATACTATATTTTCTTTAAATCAATAAACTTTAAATAAAGATGGGATTACATGAAGAAGGGAAAAACGTCACAATTAAAACTATTCAGTGACGCAAAGTGCCACTACGGAACAGTAGATGCGAAAAATTTAAAAACAATATACATCGTTTTACAATCGTGGGTAGAACCAATAAAAGAATTTGAGAATTGGGATAGGGCAACAGGAACTATGGAAAGAAATATAAAACACATTCTTTTGGAGGTCGTTGACCCCCTAATATTTGAGAAACACAATATAGTAGATTTAGACTTAAGAAGTAGCGGAATACAAAAAGGAAAGAGGAGTTTTATGAATTTAGAAATAACATTATACCTTAAAAATCACACAGATTTTAAATCACCAATATTAAGAGACAGAGTTAAAAATATCATTTCATCAGTATATACCGATTGTTTAAAAGGAATTAAATACTTCAAAGTACACAAGAGTAAATCGTCAAAAGAAGTGGTCTGATATATTTATAAATAAAAAACATGAAAATATTAGGACCAAATGATATCGGTAAGGGTATTTTAGTAGAATGGGATGCGGGGACAATAAATCCACATGATAGTCGTAATGCAGAGATAATAAGAGAGTCATATGGTCAGTTAGACCATTCTAAACCTTTTGAGTTTTATGCAACTCTTCAGAAATATGACACACCAAATAGAAATGGTAGAGTATATCCTGAAAAGATTTTAAGGAGAGAAGCAGATGTGTATAGAAAGGCGATTGAAAAAGGTTTATCTATATCAGAACTTAATCACCCCGAATCGTCATTAATTGATTTGGATAGAGTGTCCCACCTTATTACTGAAATATGGTGGGAAGGTAATACTCTTATGGGTAAGATTAAACTGTTGACCTCGCCAGGTTTCCACGAAAGAGGTGTTGTATCGTGTCCTGGTGACCAAGCAGCAAACCTAATGAGACAAGGTGTCACTATGGGGGTTTCTTCTCGTGGTGTAGGTTCTTTGGTAAAGAAGGGGGAAAGAAACGAAGTTCAGGACGACTTTGAGTTAATCTGTTTTGACCTGGTTTCATCTCCGTCAACACCAGGGGCGTACCTATTTTTAAATAAAGATGATAGAAATAGGTATGAAGAAAACCTTGAGGAAGAAACTAATATGAGAGCACAAGAACCAAGAATTGATGGTGGATTAGGTAGAAGTGTTGACTTAATGAAAAAATTATCCGATTATTTAGGTTATTAAACCTAATTAAAAACAATTACAATGGACGAAAAATATTTTGTTGCGAAAGTACAATATGACCTTCCTGATGAAAACTCAGGTAAAATCAAAAAAATGAGAGAAGAGAAGTTAGTTAAAGGATTTAACGTAACTGACGTAGAAGCTAAGGTGACAGAAAGATTTAAAGATTTCACATATGACTGGAGAATTACTGCATGTGTTGAGAGTAAAATTGATGAAGTGTACGAGTAATTTCGCCTAAATGAACGATATTTCAATATTTCGTCTTTATAGGCGAAAAAATTAAATCGGGTAAAAACCCGATTTTTTTTTGCTAAAAGTTAATAAAAAAACATTTTTTTAATTATTCGCATATTTATATGTAAAATAAACTATTGCTAAAAAGAAAAAATGGCAGAAAAAAATTTGGTTGAAGAGGCATTATTGCAAATGGAAAACTTGCAAGAAGCTATAACAAACAATGCAAAAGGAATACTTGCTTCTACTATGAAGGAAGAAATCAGTGAATTAGTAAAAGAATCTCTTAACGAAGAAGATGAGGAGGTTAAAGAAATGTCTGAGATGGAAACTGAAGAAAACGTTGAAATGTCCGAACAGGAAGAAATTGACGTTGAAGATGAGGTTGAAATTGATGACGAAGAAGGTGACATGGAGGACGCCCTTGAAGACTTAGGTCTTGATATGGTTGGTGACATGGAATCTGATAACGACGAAGAGTTGGAAATGGGTGATGAGGAAATGTTAATGACTGATTTACCTGATGACGACTTGGAAGTTGACGACGAAGAAGAAGTTCTATCTCCACTAGATTTAACAATGGCTTCTGATGATGAAATCTTAAAGGTATTTAAGGCAATGGGTGAAGATGATGGTATTATCGTTAAACAAGACGGTGATGATGTTCACTTAGCGGATACTGAAGCAGATACAGAATATGTGATTCAACTAGGAGAGTCAGAAGATGAAGAAGAAGTTATGGAAACTAAAGATGAAATGTCTGAAGGTGACGAAGAAGAAGAAGTTGTATATGAAATCGAAATCGGAGAAGAAGAAGTTTCAGAAGAATGGAACGAAGAAGAAATGAGTGAAGAGTGGGGAGGTAAGAAAGGTGACGACTCTAAGTCTCACAAAGATTACGAAACCAACGAAGAAGAAATGAGTGAAGAGTGGGGAGGTAAGAAAGGTGACGACTCTAAGTCTCACAAAGATTACGAAACCAACGAAGAAGAGGAAGAAGTTACCGAGAGAAGTATTGCTCAAGGTCAAAGAGCTTCGTCTGATAGGTTTAAAGGTTTACCAAAACCAAAAACTATACCGAATAAGGCACGTTATAACGAATCTTTAGAAAAAGAAGTTTCACAACTCAGAGAAAAAAACGAAGAGTACAGAAAAGCTTTAAGTATTTTTAAAGAAAAGTTAAATGAAGTTGCAGTATTTAATTCAAATCTCGCATACGCTACTCGTTTGTTCACAGAACATTCTACAACGAAACAAGAAAAAATAAATATACTAAGACGTTTCGATAGTGTCGAAACTCTTAAAGAATCAAAGTCTCTCTATAAGACAATTAAAGAAGACTTAGGAGGTAAGGAGACTAATGTTGTTACTGAATCAGTACAATCTAAAGTCACTAAAACACCTACTAAGGGTTCTGCTAATAACTTAATAGAGAGTAAAACTTATGAAAATCCTCAGTTCTTAAGAATGAAAGATTTAATGAGTAAATTAAAATAAAAATCCTTAAAAAATTATTAAAATGGGAGCATTATTAGAATCAGGTCTCGTAGGTAACATAGGTCTTAAGCACCTTAAAGTTATCAAGGAGGATACAATTAACAAGTGGGACAAATTAGGGTTCCTCGATGGTCTTAAAGGCCACTTAAAAGAAAATATGGCGCAGTTGTACGAAAACCAAGCGTCTCATTTGATAAACGAAGCTGCTGCTTCTGACAGTTCAGGTTCTTTTGAAACTGTTGTTTTTCCAATCGTAAGAAGAGTTTTCTCTAAGTTGTTGGCTAACGACATCGTTTCAGTTCAGGCGATGAACTTACCAATCGGTAAGTTGTTCTACTTTGTTCCAAAGATTCAGAACAGAAATTCAGACGGAACTCACATTCCTCCTTTCGGAGCACCAGGTGGACCTACATCTACTACATCAGGTTACACTAACAGTACTAACTTGTATGATAGATTTTATGAAGGTGATATTCCTGAAGATGACCCAGCTGGATTGTTTGATTACTCTAAGGGTAAGTTTAGTGACGTAACTAAATCACTAGTACCTGTTGAATGGTCTAACGGAAATTTAGTTGCTGGTTCATTACCTACAGGTAGTGATGTTAGAGAAGTATTGGTGGCTTTATCAGGTTTCTCTAATGCCGGTGCTGGTAAATTAATTGGTCCTGACGGTAACGCTATGGATACTGAAGAATTCTTGTCTTCATTGAAAGTTTACTACACAGGTACACCTAATACCTTCGTACCATTTAGAGTTGTAACTCAAAAATATGGTAAAGGTATTGTACAATATGGTCAAACAACTGCAACATCATTCCCATCAACAGGACCTGGTGGTTCTTTTGATAACATTTGTGATGCTGACGGTGTTATTTACTTAGCTATTGATAGTAGTATGCCAGTTGCTATCGGTGGAACTGCAACTCTTGATGGTTACACTGGTCAAACAGTTTCATCATGGACATTAGAAGCGACATACAGAATCTATGAAACATTAGAATTTGAAGATGCAATCGGTGAAGTTTCATTTGACCTTGAAGCTGTTACTGTTTCTGTTACAGAAAGAAAGTTAAGAGCACAGTGGTCACCAGAACTTGCTCAAGACGTTTCGGCATTCCATAACATTGATGCGGAGGCTGAGTTAACTGCATTGTTGTCAGAGCAAGTAGCGGCTGAAATTGACCGTGAAATCTTAAGAGACTTAAGAAAAGGTGCAGCTTGGACATTAAGATGGGACTACGATGGATGGAGAAAGTTAAATACTACTTCAACTGCGTACAACCAAAAGGATTGGAATCAGACATTGATTACTGCAATCAATCAGATTTCTGCACAAATCCATAAGTCTACTTTAAGAGGTGGTGCTAACTGGATTGTTGTTTCTTCTGAGATTTCAGCAATTTTTGACGACCTTGAGTACTTCCACGTTTCAAACGCGGCTCCTGACCAGGACCAGTATAACATGGGTATTGAAAGAGTAGGTACATTGTCAGGTAGATATCAGGTTTACCGTGACCCTTACTTCCCACCAAACACAGTGTTGTTGGGACACAAAGGTTCATCGTTGTTAGACACTGGATATGTTTACGCTCCATACGTACCTCTTCAGTTGACACCAACAATGTATAACCCATTCAACTTCACACCAATCAAGGGTATCATGACAAGATACGCTAAGAAGATGGTGAACAACAGATTCTATGGTAGAATCATGGTTGATGGTGTTAGAACATTTGACTTGAGAGAATTAAGATAAAATAAATCTTAATATAAAAAGAAAGGGAGACAATGTCTCCCTTTTTTTATTTTAAGCAGTGTGTATTTCAGGGTCAGGTGGTGTATTTTCTGATTTATCTTTAGGTGGAGTTGTTAAAACTCTTATTGCTTTAGATAAAACTTCACCCTCTTCTAAACTATAAAGTCCTTTACTATATGAATATCTACCAGCCTGTACTAACACAAAAAGGGCATGGTCGGGATTCATTTCATTAATAAATCTATTTAAATCGTCCTGTTCTTTATAATTTATTATATTAAATAGTGTTGACTGATTTTTAAATTCTGTTTTTTCGTCTGAATCTTTCATTTCATTAGATATTTATTAAAGTATAAATAAATATGTTAAAAATATCAATATGATGAGTGAATATATTTTAGGTGAAAGTGTAAAAAAATGGATAGATAAAAAAAATTATAAAAATATTATTGAGTCTATGATTAAAAAAATAGTTCTTAAAGAGCAAATGTCTGATGAACTAAAATATCATTTAGATAAGGGAATATCTTTAACTGAAAATGTATTCAGATATGGGAGTGATAAATATTTTAACGTAATTAATGAGGCAAGAGAGTTTTATAAACAAGGGTTTGAATTTGATGATTTTGACAAAGAACTTTTAGAATCTGATTTAGGTACGATTGTAAAAACAAGGTCAGGAAAAGAAATTCCCTTAGACATGCCTTTTGAATATGGTTCTATTAATGAAGCGGAATATCAAGGTAAAAAAGTAGAACTTAATAAACCAAAATCGGGTGGTTCTAAAAAATGGTATGTTTATGTTAGAAACCCAAAAACAGGTAAAATTAAAAAAGTTAGTTACGGTTCTCCTGTTATGACCGCAAAATGGAACGACCCTGAGGCTAGAAAGTCATTTGCTGCAAGACATCAGTGTGAAAAAAAGAAAGACAAAACAAAGGCAGGATACTGGGCTTGTAGAGCACATAAAGATTTTGGTAAAAATGTATCAGGTAGATTTTGGTAAATGATTTATTCACAAGAAAATATTTCAAGTAACAAATTCAAACGAGTTTTTTCTTCAGACGTATCTGAGAAAGAACTCGTTTGGCATAGAGACAAAGAAAATCGTATTGTTGAAGTTATGAACGATTCCGACTGGAAGTTTCAAATGGATAATGAACTCCCTATCCCTTTAAATAAGGGAGTTAAATTAGAAATACCTAAAGAGGTATACCACAGAGTTATTAAGGGTTCTACAGACCTTGAAATCGTTATTGAGGAGTATTAATTACTCGTAAGGTAGCTTAACCCTTTTAAAAGAATACCTCTTATCTCCGTATGCGTCGGGATAGGACTCAAAAAACTCATCAATTGCTCTGTCAAAAGAAGAGCACTGAGTTTCCATTATGACTTGGTTTTCTTTTAAAAGTTGGTATGTTCTGTTATTAACTTGGTACATTGTCAAATTTTTTACAAAAATACTAAATTTTATTTCCTAAACAAGGACTTAACTATTTTTTTTCTTTTTTCCTTTCTTACCCCACTTCTTTCCTTTTCCTTTTGTCTTACACGCAGATGGAGTAGGTCTACATGCCGGATATTTACTTCTACTTTCACCTTCTTTTCTTCCGCAAGATTTATACCCTCCTTTTCCGTCAGGGGCATTACAATCAATCCATCCTTTTGATTTACCTTTCGCACCTCTTCTACTAAACCATCCGTATAACCCTGAAGATTTTTCTTTTGAGTAATCGGTTTTTTCTTTAATTACTCTTTCAATCAAATCTATTAACTCTGACTCTGTTAGATATATCTTACTCATGACTTTTTCTTTTTTGAATTACCCCAATTCTTTGCACCTACTTCTCTACAGTTTACGAGAGCTCCTGACGCATATGCGGATGGCCAAACATCATAACGACTTTTTACTTTATAATAACACGCGTCTTTTTTCTTAGATTTCTTCTTTTTCTTAGATTTCTTCTTTTTCTTTTTCTCAGTAACTATTTGTCGTATCATTTCAACAAGTTCTGACTCTGTTAGTGTGACAGTTTTCATTTCTTATTAACGATTTGGAATTTTAGTTCTCTTTTATAAGTATTAACTTCTCTATCGGTAATTACCTTAATATCAATAAAATATTCATTTGGTATTTTATCTCTTGTGTCAAACATAAAATAATGACTATCAGGAGTTCTATTTATAGGGGTCCAGTCTTCTACCTGTACTTCTGTTTGACCTTCTTTGACATACACCCTATAATAAGACTCTACTTTTTGTAATACTTCATTAGTGGTATACGCTTTTTTAATAACCACATTAACTTTTCTTACGTCTGTATTAAGTATTTTTTCATCTTGTTTAATACCATAAAAATCAAAACCATATAAAGAGGGGTTATTATTATCAATACCTATCTGATATAATTCAGATAATGGTTTAATAACGAACTCATTTTCCACACCATCTATCTCAATTCCATTTATTTTTATATTTTTCCAAAAATCATATACCATACACGGTGTAGTATCTGCAGTTAGTCCGCTAATAGATATTTCATATACTCCACTCGTTATTTTACATGTAGGTAAATTTGTAAACCCTGGTATAAGTTCTTCATATGTATCGTATAAGTCAACTATAGGATTTTCATCAAAATCCTGAGGATTACCA